ATACACTGACCACCGCGCCCCTGGACGCCCCGGTGGACGTGGACGTCTTGCTCAAGGATGGGGCGACGGGACGAGTAGGGTAGGGGGTGGGATGGCGGTGGCCTACGCCTTCAAGAGCTTAGGCGGGCGCGCAAGGGAAACCTCGACAGCCTGGGGGTTGGCCCACGCCGCCGACACCTCTGTGAGAATCTCGGACTCCTCCGGCCTGAAAGTCCAGCGGGAGCGGACGTTGAGCACGATGCGAGGGGCCGGCTCAAGAGTTCGTGCTCCGGGCGCCGCAGCCGCTTCTGCGGCATCTCATTATGCGAAGGGGGGTGATCGCCATCCACCCAGGTTATCCCCTGGATATCTTACGTGGGCCCTCGGGGTGCTTCTCACCCTGGGGGCCCTCGTCGGCTGCGAAACGCGCATGGCGCTCCTCACGTTACCTGCTTCGTGCTCCACACCGCACATCGTGCAGGCGCAGGTTGACGGCATGATTCGGACGACCATTTTCTATGAGTGCCCGGCGGAATAACGGCGAAGGAGGGCGATGCATGCGGCGTCTTGTGCGCGACGAGAATTTCTCGGTGATCCACGGACAGTGCGGGCCCGCCTGGGGCGTCTGGTCGCGGCTGGCCAAGGGGGCGCGCCGGCAGCTTCGGCGGATGACCCCTGCGCAGCGGGACCGCATCCTCCGCCGGGCCGTGGCCGCGCGGCATCGCGCGGTGGCTAAATAGGCTAGGTGGGGATAGTCCATGTCCCTACCGTCCGCTGCCGTGTTTGGCGGACGACTGAATGAACGGGGAGGAGGAGAATCCTTGGCGGTGGCACTGGAGGGCGCGGACATTATCTTGACACGGGTGAAGGGCGGCGGCTGGATCAGCGCTGCCATCGAGCGGGCGACGCGGGACGACCCGCTCATCACGTTCAGCCACGCGGCGCTCGTGGTGGACGGCGGCGCCGTGGACCGGGCCTTGTTGGTCGAGATGACTTGGCCCCGCGGGCGCGAGGTGCCGCTGACGTACTACGCCGCCGGCGGGGCGAAGTGGTTGGCCCTCCGCTCCCCACGACGGCCTGCCTTTGGGCGGCAGGCCGTCGTGCGGCGCGGGCTGGAGTACGAGGGCCGCCTGTACCCGCTCGGGAAGCTGGTGCTCCAGATGGCGGACCTGGCGACGGGCAGCCGGTTCTTCACGCGCGGGCTAGGCGTCCGATACCTGGAGGTCTGTTCCGGTCTTGTGGCGCGCGCCTACAAGGACGGGGCGGGGTTCTACTTCAAGGACGACCAGACGGGCAAGACGCTGGATCCGGAGAGCGTGCGGCCGGACGACATTCACGATTTCGCTTGCCGGTGGCCGCACGACCTCCAGGCCGTGGCGGGGAGCGTGCTGTGAAAGCGTCCGTGCCGGTGCAGGTCAAATACGTTTTCCAGTGCACGCGGTGCCGCGCGAGCTTGGATGTCACCTATAACCTTCATGTGGGATACGCGGTCCCGCCGCCGGACCTGCCGGATGGGTGGGCGGCGATCCTGAGGGGGAACATGGCTGAGCTGTATTGCCCGACGCACGTCTTGCCAAAGGTGAGCTGATGGCCCTTGTGGACATCGTCGTGACCGTTAGGAGCGCGAAATCAAACCCGTGGCTTGACAGGCTGGTCGCGTCTCTTAACGCCTTCCGCCCTGGCGTGCCGGTCGCGCTGCTCCTGGAGGACGGGGAGGACTTCACGCGCGTCGAGAAGCGCTTGCGCGTGCTCCGCCGTTCGTCGGCACGCTATTTGTGCCTACATGGTAGCACACTTATAAGTACGCCTGAAGGAGATATACCAATCCAGGAGCTGGTTGGGCGGCGAGATGCGGCAGTATATTGCCTACGTGCTGGAGAACTTGCTGTGGCAAAACTTCGCCGGGCCGCCAAGACACGCCGAAACGCGGCGCTGGTACGAGTTCGTTTTCGCTGGCAGAGCGGACAGTTCGGAAGATGGCGAGAAGGAGAACTGCTGTGTACGCCGGATCATGGGATTCTTCTAAAGTCGGGAGTGTTTGTGGAAGCGCGGCAACTTGCTGTCGGGGATCGCTTAGAACCGTTCTATCGGAGGCGGTGCTTTAGTCCCACTACCTCTGGGTGGTGGGTTGCGCTTGCAGGAGAAGGAAACGGTCAACGGGAATCGAGATTTGTATATGAGCAGACACGCGGCATTGTTCTTGGACCTAACGATGCTATCCATCACATAAACAGCGATCACTTCGATAACTGCCCTAAGAACCTTCAGTGCCTTTCTTCACCTGAGCATGCGAGGCTTCACTGGAAAGATCCGGATTATCGACGACGATGCGAGGAGTCCTTTCGTATGTACTATAAACGTCGTGGCGGTAAGCCGGAGCAGGCTGAAATAAATCGCCAAACGTGGGGCGCGTTGACTGCTGATGAAAGACAAGAAAAGCTCACTCGAATGCTTCGTGGCCTTTCTGATGCAGCGTCCGACGGGCGGCTGTCTGAAAGATCTTCTCAGGGTTGGGAAACTCGGCGGGTCAATGGAAACGGGAAGATGTCTGTAAGTCAACGAAGGAAGATTAGCCTCACTATGCGGGACCAATATGCAAATGGTGCACGAACGTCTCCGAGTTTACGGAACGACGTAAAGGCAAAAATCTCCGCTAGTTTACGGGAACGGAGAGGTCACTTTAGTGATAATCACGAAGTGCTTGCTGTGGAGCCTATAGGACGGTCAGATGTGTTTTGTTTAGACGTTCCTGGGGCAAGGAATTTCGTTGCGAATGGTGTGTTCGTTCATAACTGTATTATGGAGGATGACACCGAGGTCATCCACGACGGGTGGCTCGCGCTGCTGCTGGCCATGATGACGTCCGTCCCTGGGGTCGCGTGCGTTTCGCCGCAGGAGACGCGCGCAGCCGTGCCGGAGGCGGGCCTGGTGTACGAGGGCCATGCAGAGCTGCTGATGGTGCCAGGCTTCTGCTTCCTGCTGGACCGCGAGGCGAAGCCGTGGTGGGACGTGCGCGTGCAGACGATGGACGACCTGTACCTGAGCCTGCGGCTGCGCTCGCGCGGCTGGCGCCTCGGGGTGTGCGGCCAGTCCGTGGTCAGGCACACCAAGCAGCCGTGGGCTAGTGATGACCTGCCGCCGCATATGCAGGCAGATAGATCGCGGTTTGGCGCCGGAGCAGACTATTATGATCCGGAACGGCATGAACGAAAGCGCCTCCAGGAGTCCATGTTCCTGATACGACACTTTGGAGAATTGGCACGTCAGACGATCCCGAAAGAACTGATGGCCTGCATCCAAAGTCGTGGTGCGGACGAAGCAGTATTGCTTCGGGAAATGCCTGATGGAGACGGGTGGACAGCCTATGCAGCACAAAAAGCCTCACGAAGCACTCCATGACTTGCCTTGATTGTGGAAAGGGCGTTACAGGTAGAGGTAAACATAGTGGGTGTAGGTCGTGCTCGAATCGTCTTCGATGGGCTACCGATCCTGTTGCCGCTCATCGGCAAGGACTATTGCTCAGATTGGGGCATAAGAAAGCCTGCTTCCGTCCCGCATTTATTCGACGGCTTCGTGCCAATGGCCGTCGTCATTGGTCTCGCATTCGCGCGGGGCGCCTTCGATACAGGAACAAACCGTGCGCGCGGTGCGGAAAAGAATTTTCTCCGGCGACCCCGGCTCAGAAGTTCTGCCGGAGTGAATGTCGTCGGGTTCCGGTTTATTGCTTGTGTGGTCGCGCGACATCGGGGCCTACAATTTGCCAATCGTGTAACATGCGGAAGGTCGGCCGGCTTTGCCGGACCGATCCGGAAGTTCGCCAGCGGATATCCGAGGCAGTTAGCGCTGCCAGACGAAGGGAGATGCGCGATCCGGTGCGACGTAAGCAAACGGCCCAAATTCTTCTCACTGCGGCAAAACGTAACTGGGGCGATCCAGTTCTCCGGAACAAAATGTCGGAAGCGTCACGACAGGCTAGGCTAAGAGACTGCAAAGACCCAAAATATTTAGACCGGCTAAGCGAACAGGCGTGCCGTGGTGGCGCGAAAGCGGACTCTGTGTGGAGGCGGTGGATTTATCGCGACCGCAAAGATCGATTACACAGTATGCGGTCTAGCTGGGAAGTGCTTTATGCAAGACACCTTGACCGTCAATGTCTAACATGGGATTACGAACCTGTTGTTCTTGTTCTCGGTCCAGCCATGCGATATAAACCGGATTTTTGGGTTCACGAGTGGCGGACCTATGTTGAAATTAAAGGAAGACCTTACGGCCGGGAGAAATTCCAGAAGGCCTTGGCGGCTGGTTATCCCGTCAAGTTGATCGATGATATTTCTCCATACCGCTTGTGCATAGACGAAGCGGTGCTGCTTAAGGAGTCGCCGGAGCAGGATGGGTGGGCCGCGTACAGGGGCAGGAAGCCCGCCGAGGCCGGCCGTGGCTGACGACCGGACGCTCGCGCCGGAGCTGCTGAACGCGCTGTGGCACGTCGTGGCGCTGTCCCGTGACCGGCATTGGGGCGATGTCACGCTGCGGATGGAGGACGGCCGCCTGAAGGGGTGCAAGACGCTCCACGTCCCCCTGGTCGAGCGGCTCCCGGCCGCCCCGACCTGGTTCGTGGCCGTCATGCAAAAAATATCTTTACCATCAAGCGGAGAGGCCTTATAATTGTTCTCGTAAAGGAATAGCACGGTCAGCGGGTGAGACCCGCGGAGGCCGCCTGGGCTAGCGCCCTGGTGGCCTTTTTTTTGTTTTTCGGCGCCCACTCGGGAGAAGCGATGCCCGACGAGCTATTTAGGCTAAGCGACGTTCCGATCTTCGAAGTGGGCACGTGGAACGGCGATGTTTACAGCGAGGCCGACCTGGACGCCATCGTGGCGGCCTACGGCAAGGTCGGGTTCCGGCCGCCCCTGAAGCTGGGCCACGACGAGTCGCAGCCGCTCGCCAAGTCGGACGGCATGCCGGCCCTCGGGTGGGTGGAGAACCTGAAGCGGAGCGGCAAGCGCCTGCTTGCCGACTTCGCCAACCTCCCCCGCGTGGTGGCCGACGCCGTGCGCCGCAGGGCTTACGACCGGGTGTCCGCCGAGATATATTGGGACTACCAGGAGCAGCAGCAGCGGTGGCCGCGGGTCCTGAAGGCCGTGGCCCTGCTTGGCGCCGAGATTCCCGCCGTCACGTCCCTCCCCATGCTCCAGACGCTCTACGATGCGGGCAAGCGGCCGTTCAGGCGGTACTACATGGATACGATGGGGTCTGGGCCCGCATCGCCCTCGTTCATGCCGCCGATGCCCATGCAGCCGAAGCTCGCCAAGGCGGACGTGAAGTACCAGAAGGCTGCAGCCGACGCGCCGGAACGGTGCGGGGCGTGCAAGTTCTTCCTTGGGCCGCCGGACCCAAACGGCACGCAGAACTGGCTGGGATCGTGCGCCATCGTGGACGGCGAGATCGCCAGCGGGATGGTGTGCGGGCAGTTCCATGTGCGGGAGGCGTTTGAGGAGTACGCGCAGCCCTCCCCGAAGGGCGGCAACCCGTTCGCCCCGAAGGGCAGCGACGCGGATGCGCGGAACGCCAACGCGGCTGGCCTGACCGTCGAGGAACTGGACGGCCAGCATTGCGTGATGGCTAAAGGCGAGAAGCAGCGGTGCTTCCCGACGCCCGAGGAGGCCGACGCCTACGTCCAGAGCCTCACGCGCACGTCGGACGCCAAGCCGATCAAGGACGAGGCGAACAGCGCCGCGTCGGAGGGCGACGGCGACGGTGAGATGATGGGGGCCGAGGGCGGTGACGGCGCAGCGCGCGATGCCGGGGCCGACCTCGTGGACAAGGCCATCGACGGCATGATGGACGCCCTCCTGGGCGAGATCGCCGCGCGCATCAAGGCGCGCACCGGGAACGAGGAGCCGACCGAGGACGACCCCGACGAGGAGGTCCAGGAGTACGTGCGGGCCGTCAAGATGCCGAAGGCGCGGCGGCGCCGGACCTACACCATCGAGAAGCGCGGGCGCCAGTGGTGCCTGCTCGCCAAGTCCACCGGCAAGACGCTCGGCTGCCACGAGACGGAGGACGACGCGCTGGCGCAAGAGCGCGCCGTGCAGGCGAGCAAGCGCGGCTTCGCACGGTCCGACGGGACGGTGGAGTACCGTTTCACGCTTGACCAGGTGGAGCGATGGTGCGCGCCGTGCGCCGAGCATATGCGCTTCAAGAACCTGAAGCTGCTCAAGGTCACCTACGATCCGAAGGCGAAGATCTACGCCGGGTTCAGCCAAGGCATGTGCGACAAGTTCGGCGAGCCCGCAGGGTTCCGCACCCGGTGCATGGACGCCATGGCGGGGAACGTGGACGACGAGGGGGCGTTCTGCAACGCCCTGAAGGCGCACTGCCACGGCGACGTGACGGCCGGAGATGAGAAGAAAGCGACCATAGATCAGGCAGCCCGCTTTGCGGCTGCAGCAGACGCCACGGTGACTGGCGCCGCACACGGCGGGCAGGCCAGCAAGGAGGATGGGGACGTGACGGAGAAGGAATACGCCGAGAAGATCGCGCAGCTAGAGCTGGACAAGAAGGAGGCGGAGGCGCGGGCCGATAAGGCCGAAGCCGAGGCGAAGGAATTTTCCGTCAAGGCCACCGAGGCCGAAGCCACGATTGCGGGTCAGCGCGAAGCCGCCCGCGTGGCGTCCAACAAGGCGTGGGTGGAGGGGCTTGCCGGCGGCGCCGCGCCCAAGATCCTGCCCGCCGAGCGGCCGTTCGTCGAGTACGTGCTGGACATCCTGACGGCCCCCGCGGGGGCGAAGGTCAAGGCGTACAGCCACAACGGGAAGGACCTCGCGCCGGCCGAGACCTTCAAGCACCTGTACGAGCTGCGTGAGGGGTTCGCCGCTGAGCTGTTCGCGGAGAAGGCCGCGGGCGGCGGGACCGAGCGGGCCGCCGCGGGCGCCGTGGGGTCCGGCGCGGACGCGCGTGCCAAGACGCACGAGCTGACGAAGCAGTACATCGCCAACGCCGCGAAGAGCGGCGGCAAGGTGGCCTACGAGACCGCCTACAGGGCGGTGGTGAACGAGCACCCGGACCTGAAGACCGCCCTCTACGGTGCGCGGCCCGAAGGGGCCCGGAAGCAGGCCGAGGGGGCGGCGGAGCGGGCCCGGCTAACCGGCGAAGGTAAGTAGCGCCGGACCGACCCACGACCAACGACAACAGACGACGCCGAGGAGCTAAAGGCACGTGGCGCACAAGGGGTGGTACGCTGAGACCACCTTGGTTTCCGAGTGGGACCTGTCGGCCCGCCAGTACCGGCTCGCCATCATCGGTACGGTGGACTTCCAGGTCGTTGTCGCCAGCGCGGCGAACGATGGTCCCATCCTTGGGGTCATCGGGAACAAGCCGCAGTCCGGCGAGGCCGCTCGGGTCGAGGTGGGCTTCACGAAGGTGCAGGTGGCCGCTGCGGTGACCCGCGGCGACATTCTCAGGGCAGGCGGGGCACACGGCTTCGCCTCCGTCGGAAACTCCGGCTACGTCGCGGGCGTGGCCTTGGAGTCCGCGACCTCCGGGTCGATGGCGACGGCGTTCATCTGGCCCGCCATGCAGTCCATCGCCTAAGCGGCGCTGGGGAAAGGAGGCTCCCGTGGGAAACTACGATCCGCGCTTGGCCTTCCGCACCTACGCTGCGGAGGACCGGGACTGGCACATCGACGCTGGGATGGCCGAGATCAGCCTTCAGTACACGCTGGAGGACGCGGCGTTCCTCGCGCCCAAGATCTTCCCCGTGGTGCCGGTCGGCAAGCAGCACGACCGGTACTACATCTTCGACCGGCAGGACTGGTTCCGCATCCCGGAGACCCGGCGCGCCCGGGGCACCCGGCCGAACGAGGTCGAGTTCGCGGTCAGCTCGGGCGGGTACTTCGCCGACAACTACATGCTGACCGGCAAGATCCCGTTCGAGGACCTGGACAACGCCGACGATGCGCTGGAGATCGAGGCCAGCACGGCGAAGCACGTGACCCAACTGCTCATGCTCGACTACGAGAACCGGGTGGCCGGCCTGTGCACCACGGCCGCCAACGTCGGTTCCGGCAACGCGCTCTCCGGCACGGGCCGGTGGGACGACCGGACCGGCTCCGATCCGGTGTCCGACGTGAGCACCGGCAAGTCGTGGATCTCGCTCCAGATCGGGAGGCCCCCGAAGGACCTCACGATGGTCGTGGGGCAGCAGGTTCACGAGGCGCTGGTGATGCACCCGGACATCCTGGACCGGATCAAGTACGTGCAGCGGGCGACCAACGCCACCGCCGAGGCCGCGCTCGCCGACATCTTCGGCGTGCGGCAGTACCTCGTCGGGGGCGCGATCTCCAACTCGGCCGACGAGGCGCAGCCCGCGACCATGGCCTTCATCTGGGGCAAGAACGTGGTGCTGATGTACACCCCGACCGCGCCAGGGCGCAACGTGCCCAGCGCGGGGTACTCGTTCCGGTGGCGGCCGCAGGGCTTCACCGACTTCGTGGTCGAGACCAAGGACGACGACGACCGCAAGCTCCGGATGAAGCGGGTCGGGTACTTCCAGGACGAGAAGATCACCGCGCCGGAGGCGATCTACCTGCTGACCACGGTCGTCAACTAGTCGCGCGCGGCGCGTTTGCAACGCGCAGGTCGCGGCTGTCTCCGGCGCCGTAATGGTGCGGTGGCCGGGGTTTGGGATGTCCGGGGGCCGGACCGTAGGGCGTCCGGGCCGGTTCCCGGCTCCCTCTTCTTCCGAGAACGCAAGGCGCCTGGAGGCGCCACATGGGTGTGCCGAAGGCGAGCGAGGCCCGCGTGGAGTACTTCGCGGGCAGGGACTTCAACGAACCGCGGCTGACCGTGCCGAAGGGCGCCCCGCTGCCCGACAAGTGGCAGATGGTGACCCACGTGCGGTGGCTGCGGCAGAAATACGGCGAGGACGCGGTGGTCACGGGCGGCCTCATGCCGGACAGGGAGTTCGCCGAAGACGACGCGGCCAAGGCGATGCCAAGCTGGGTGACGGGGCCGCGCCGGAAGGTTGCCGGAAAGACCGCCTGAAAGGGGTGACGCCTGTGGGGACCGTTCTGGCTATCACGTTTGGGTCATTCATGCTGTGGCTGCATTGGCCTCTGTTGACGTTGGGGCCGGACCGTTTCACACCCGACGCCGACCTGGCCGCCCGGTATAAGTGGCAGAAGCAGACGATCATCGGGCGGTTGGCGCGGGCAACTGGTATTTGGCGATAGGGGAAGACCGGCGTCGGCCCACCAGGTAGCCGCCGGCTTCGGACGACGCTCAGAAGGGTGGGGTAGGAAATGGCCAACGAGTAGTTCCGGCGGCGGGTCGTGGCCCCCGCGCTGTACGTTACCGGGTCCGTCCAGGTGGGCGGTACGCTGGAGGTGGATGGTACCGTCGTGCTGGACGGGGCGGTCACGTTGAACGCGCGTCCAACCATTGAGGCATCGTCCGCAAACAACCAGTTCGCGGGGAGGACGCAGATCAACTCCGGCGCCGCGACGGCAGTGGTCAGCACGTCAGCCGTCAAGTCCAACAGCGTGATCCTCCTCGGAGGGCCGATCCTGAAGGGCGCCGTGCAGGCAGTCACCACGTCGCTCGGCGTTACGTGCGTCGTGACCGTCACGGATGGGACGTTCTTCACCATCGGCTGGGCAAACGGCGGGAACGTCGCTGCCATCGCCGTGGACGTTCCGTGGGTCATCTACAACGCCGGATAGGCGGTGAGGCATGCCTGGACCGCACTACGTCACCGTCTTGTCAGGCCAGAACGTCAGCGGAGCGTTCGCGCTAGAGCGGAACGACGTAACCATCATGATCGCCACGCCGTCGCTCAACCCGAGCGAGGCCCGCCTCCAGTACACCGAGACGTCTGGAACGGCCCCGTTCGTGTTTCCGTTCCGCCCGGACGGCAGCGGCGCGCTGCACACCGTCACCTCCGGCATCGGCCCCTTCGTCGGGATGGTGCCGCACGCCCCGACGCGCTGGGGCCGCGTATGGCTGGCGAGCAGCCAGAGCGACGCGCGGACGTTCACGATCTACACGATGGCCTACCGCTAACGCCAGAATAGGGGGAGGACATGGAGACGCCCACTCTCCTTGCCCACCAGGAAAATTCTACCGTATCTTCGCCGGTTCTGATTTCCCACCGGGGACTCTGGTTTCCTGACCATTCGGCGGAGAACACCGAAGCAGCTTTCGCTGCGGCGTGCGCTGGGGGATTCGGCGTCGAGCTGGACGTGCGGCAGGATTCCTTGTGGTGTGGGCGACTTGTCGTGTCCCACGACTCGCCACGTACCGACTGCGACTCGCACCTGCATCTCGCCGACGCCTTGGCATTTCTTGCAAAGTCCAATTGTTCTGTTGTCGCCGTCAACGTCAAGGAAGAGGGGTACGAAGCGGAACTGATAGCTGCCGTGGACGAAGCGGGCCTACTGCACCGAGCGTTCTTCTTCGACCAGTCCTCGGAATCTTCGCAGCGCCTGATCACATCTTCCCGACAGCCTGTCCGCGTGCTCGCGCGCGCGTCGGACAGGGACGAACCGCTGGACCGTGCGCTTGCTTCTCCCGCGTGGGGCGTATGGATGGACCAGTTCGATACGGATTGGTTCGCGGAAGACGTGATCGCGCAGGTGCACGCGGCTGGCAAGACGGCATGGATCGTCTCGCCGGAGCTGCATGGCCGGACGCTGGATCTCGGCGCGGCCGAGCGGTGGCTCACGGCGGACGGTATCTGCACGGACGTGCCGCACCTCCTAGTCAAGCTACTCAAGGAATGGACGTGTCCGACCTGGAAGAAATAGCAGACGTGAGGCGGCGCCTTTGCCGTGCCGTGGAAGGACATCTGGAACCTGTGGATGCTAACGGTCACCCAGACATTTCCTGGCTTTCGCATATGGGTCCCAGGTACAGGTGCATTGGGCGAGGCGCGCCTTTGTCCGTGTTCATGGGCGAAGGACTGGCGCTGTACGTGGCCGCACGGGTACTTCGGCCAGCATGCGTAGCGGACTGTTTTACCGGCACCGGCTTTGCCGCAGCGTGCCTCGCGCTCGGGGCGCCGGACGCACAGGTGTTTACCGTCGACACGTACAGTGAAGGGGGAGCGGGGGATGCGGGAGAGGCTATCGTGCGTGCATGGACGACCAACCTGGGCCTCTCGAACCTCTACGTGCTGCGCGGGTCCGTACCGGAAATGAACGCTGCGATATGCGGCCGCAAGGTGGATCTGGCTGCGTTCGATCCGGAAGGCAACCATGACCTTCCATGGGCTGAAGGGGCCGTTGTGGCGAACCATGACAACCGCAACATCGTCGGTGAGAGGCCGTTCTCCTTCATGGTTCGCGGAGGGTCCTGGCTGACGTTTTCCTTCCAGGATGCGGGAAAGCGAGACCTGGTGCGCGCCGAAGTCGAACGGCTAGTTGGGCCAACAGATGCCAATTGAGACGCTTGAGGAACTGTTCATCCTTTTCCCGGAGCCAGAGCGTCTCACGCACAGCGACGCCGCGCGGTGGCTTTACGGAGAGGCTGTGAAGGTCGGTTCGGGCGGGCTGTGCGTGGAGATCGGCTCGTGGTGCGGGTGGACCGCGTGCGCCATGGCGTTGGGCGGCCCGACGGTCCTGTGCGTGGACACGTTCCGGGCGTCCGACCGTTGGGTGTGGCTTGAGCCGCAGCTCGCGCGGGTCGGGGGGCGCCGGGATGGTACGCTGGACAGGTTCCTTCTCAACGCCAGGCGGGCGGGCTTGCTCGACCGTCTCGTGCCGGTCATCGCGCCGAGCCTCGTCGTGGCCGCGGCGATGGGCGACGGTACGACCGACCTCGTATTTTTGGACGGAGACCACAGCAGGGCGGCCGTCGCCGCTGACATTCTCGCGTGGGGAAAGACCGTGCGGCCGGGTGGAATCTTGTGCGGGGATAACTGGGGGATAGGTGAAGTGAGCGAAACCGCATCGCTTGTCCTTGCTGGCATGGGGTGGCGGCCACCGCAGG